CTCTTGCAACACCAATAAGATGTAAGGGTGGTGCAACGTTTTGCCAGCCACCTATCTTTTCAGGGATTCCATAACGGAATCGCATATTATCGCAATCAGTCCAACCGCCTTCCGCTCCGTAGAGTGTATCTTGTTTGTTGATACCGGGACGTGGAAATTTAACTTTAGTTATTGGCATAAGCTTACTTATACCACCAAATTTGTTGAATTATACTATTTTTTAGTAAAAGGTGGTAATCCTAATAGAGGTCTTTTATCATATAAATTGGAATCTGCAAACTGTCCATTTACATGGTTATAATGCAAGAAAACTTGAGCACAAATGTTACCTGTGAATTCTTCTCTCCAATGTTCTAATTCACAACCTGAATATACCAACATATCACCTGGTTCTAGATCCACTCTTATACCTGCTGGTGCATCTGGTTTCATTATATTCTTATATTCATCAATTACATTATTACTTCCTGTTGTATCTAAATAGATGGCCCATGGGTCTCCACCTAGATTTAATGTAGTAGATATCTCACAAGATGGTCTATCTTTATGTCTTTTTAAAATAGAACCTTTCTCATACACACGTGCGTACGAGTATGTAGGTATTAAATTAAGATTAGTTTGTTGTTTCATTATTGGCATAACTTTCATTAGTAATGTTTCCATAACAAAGTCTGCATAATGAGAATATACATTTGGAACTTGTTGATCTTTCCACGTTCCTAGCATCCCGTTTTCTGCTACTAGATTATTTTTATACATATAGTTAACGGCATCACGTTTAAGTAGAAAATAGTTAAATATAAAATTAGCAAGATCGTATGGTATTGCTTTTTTAATTACTTGATATTTATTAGTTTGGAAGCTCATGTAATCATACACTTTTGCATGAAATTAAAAGATACTGATATTCTAATATCATTAGATTGATTTGGATCTACACAATGGTTAAGCCAAGCTGGGAACATTATAAGTCTTCCAGCTACTGGTTCAAAGTGAACTTCTCTCCAAAGATGTGATTCTATGGGTCCATCTTTTCGTCTTGGCATAGACATTAAAGATACAGATTTAGGATCTTCTACTTTTAAATGTCCACAATTCTTTGGTGTCTTTACATAATATACTCCAGACCATAATGAATTAGGATGCATGTGTGGTCTATTATATCCACCTGGTGGATTAATGTTTGCCCACATATTACCTAAAAATGGTTCTGAATCTAAATTTTGATCTTTGTAAATATGTAATTGTGCTTGAAATAATAAATCAACTAATTCTTTGTATTCTGGTTTTGTGTGCATATCATCTGTTGAATGCCAACCATTCATATTAGTTCTAGTTAAACCTTTATCTTGATTTGACCAGTTAATGATATTCTGTTCTAATTTAGAGTTGAATTCTTGTGATCCAACATCTTTGACATAAATAGGGGTTGCAAAATATAATTCTCTATTCATTATTTAAATGGAGTACCGCCGAACCACATTACAAGTGATTTTCGTGTACCTTTAGTTATTGGTATTACTCTGTGTCTTATATAACTTGCAAAGAAGATAGCTTGTCCTTGTTTAGGTCTTGCAATCTTTCCGTCTGACATAAGTTCTAATCCACCACCTTCAAACTCTGATTCATTTGATAATAAACATGTCATAGATATTTTACGTACTGGTGGTTCATTTGCACAATTAACATCCGAATCTATATGCCAATCATAAAATCCACCTTCTGGATATTCCGTGTACTGTGCGGGTTCTGTAATTGCCATTCCTTCAAATCCAAAATGATTACCATTAGTTTGTTTCATAACACGTTCTAATGTTGCATACATTTCAGGCATCTTATTAAACGGAATCCAACTAATGTGAGATGTTCTAGTTTTAGTATCTACTACACCTTTAGATCCACCTCCAACTTGTCCATTTTCAACAGGTTCTGCTCTACCTGCGTTTATAATTAATTGACATTGTTCTGGTGTAAATAATGGAGTTGTTGTTTCCACTATTAACGATTTCCAGCGCGGCTCCAAGATTAAACTCATGCGGATTTCCTTTCTGCCCAATATTTATATTTAATAATTGACATTTTTTGTATAGTTTTTTTTGAATGTTTTCTACCATAGACAGGACTATTTTTACCTTTTTTACCATACATTGAATTATTTTTACCACTGGATATCTTGCTTAAAAACTTTAAAAAAGCTTTACTATGTTTTTTACCATATCTTGGATTTTTTATACCCATTTTTGAAATACTCATTTTTCTTTTTGTTTCCTCTGTTTGTTTTTTTCCTATTCTATGGTGTTTTGTATGTTTATATAATTTTTTTAAACTCTTACTTAATACTTTTGGATTTGTAGATATGTTATCTGTTTCATTTAAAAAATCATCCCTATATATAACTTTCATTCTTTTTAAAACTTTATTTTCCCAATTTCTAGCTTGCTGTTGTGTTTTAAATGTTTTTCTTATTTCAAATATAAAAGATTTATTTCCATATCTCTTAATTAAACCTTTTACTTTTTTAGATGATGTAAAATATTTAACCCAAAAATCATTTGGATGACAACCTTTTTCAAATTTAACCCCATAATAATATCTATTAGTAGGTACGTGTTTTATTAAATATGTATAAGGAATCATTGTGCACCTCTATTCATAATAGGATTATAAAGAACATCACAATTTGCAGCAAGTGTTCTTCTTGTCTCATTTGTTGAATTAAATGGATATACACAATGTCTCATATCATATGGAAATATATAGAAGTCTCTTAATTTCATTGGTGGCTCATAATCAACTTTAGCAAATTGACCATTAGCTGCACCTAATATTTGAAGTTTACCATTTTGTGGTGCCTCTGATGCAGAATACTCTACACCATAAGTATTTGGTAATTTTAAAATCATAACTGAAGATAGACCTGTGAACAAATTGCCTTGATGAACGTGTACAGGATTGTATTCATGTGCTTTCATTTCATTTACCCAAATAGAATTTAAATGTGTTTGATATTGTCTTATATGATTAAATTCTAAATAATGATGAAACATTTGCATAAACCAATCAAGTACATTTCTTGGTAATTCATTATGTCTTTTCATTTTAGATTCATCTTCTCCATCATAGAATAGAGAATGTTCGTCTTTAATCTTACCTACGAGTTGTTTATTAGCTGGTTCTAATTGATTAAATTTTTGTTCATACGTTTGATTGATTGCATGAAATATATCTAAAGGAGTTTCATATCGTAGGATAGATTGTCCTAAAAATGTGAAGTTAAAGTTCATAGTCCCATCTCTTTTCTAATTTTAGTAGCAGATATTTCTTGTATTTCTTTTGGTAGTACAATTTCTTCAATTTTATAACCAACATCTCTACCATAACAAATGTTTGTAATATTAGGAACTTTTATAACATCAAATTTACCTGCATAGTCTTTAAGTTTTTCTTCAATTCTTTTCTTTATATCTTCAAATTCAAATGGATTATTATTTGTTTGTGGCATTGTTCTAACCATAATACAAACTTGGCCAGTCTTCTTTAATATCTCTTTAAATAAAGCTAAATGTCCATCGTGAAATGGTTGCCAACGTCCAAGCATCTGTGCTGTTGGTTTAGAGTAGTCTATCATGTATCTCCTTTATTATGTTATCGTAATTAAAATCTTTTATCTCAAAGTCTACTTTTTTAGGTTTCTCAAATACTTTATTGGTATCTTCAAATCTTCCTTTATCAATTGTATTCATCCAAATTTTCATATCATAGAAAGATCTATAAGATTCAAATGGACAAACAAAGTCTACAACAACATGATTAACTGCAAGATCACACATAGTCATCATACGATTAGCTTGTCGTTTACGACCATTCTCTGTAAAATCCCAATCTTCAAATAACTTTCTAATATCATCAGCATTGAAGTGAGGTATTTTTTTACCTTCTATTAATTTTTTAGCAAATGTAGTTTTGCCTGATCCTGGTAATCCAAATATTAATATCTTCATTAAAATTTTATATGTCCATACGCATCAACAATGCTTTTAGGCAATTGTGATCTATAAGGATTTTCTTCCTTTCTTATATCTTCTCTAATAGTATGCATTCTATTTCCAACCACTGTATCGTCGTAACCTATACCATTTATTTTAAATTGATTCAAGGATTTATAGTTATGATTAAATCTAGGTATTTTTAAAAAGTCATATATTTTGTTTATCTCAATTTCTGGTTGATTTACTAAATCATCATATTTTAAATAATGACAAATTCCAGGATAGTTATAAGAATTCTTTATAGCTTCTAAATCTTTGGCTATTGCACCATCTTTATTCATTAACATCCAAAGTTTTTCTTCAATTGTTTGTTTACCATATTTATGAACAAAGCTTGTTGGTTCTTTTTCAAACCATTTAATATAAGATGCAAGAACATCTAATACATCTCTTAAAATAATAATGCATTTAAAAGGTCGTCTAAAATGCTTTTGCATTAACATAAAATTACCTGGTGTCATTACAGGACCACGATCAATAATATAGCGCTGCGGCCAGTCTTTATAATAAGTATCAAATACACTATCTAATACGTTATCTAATGATTTATGATCTGGATAGTTTTGAAATACATCTGTCTCTTTAAGTAGAAACAAATCTTTCATTATCTCTAATGTAATAGAATTAGGTGTTACAGCGATATCTGGGTTTTGATTCATCAACGAACCAAATAGAGTATTACCAGATCTTGGTAATGCTACTAAAAAGAATAATTCTTTACTTGGATTCTTGTCCGAATGTAGGTTGTCCAATTGCTTTCTTCTCATCATGTTTTAATAATCCTAATTCTTTCTTAACTCTTTCAATAGTTTGTAATTGTCCAAGAACATTGAATACTTCTGGTTGAGAAGATCCAGGTGTTAATGTTTCTGCCTTATTCTTCATGATTTGGTGATATGATTCTAATTGATGGGTATTTACATTTTTAGTATCAAATGATCCATCATCAAATTCTTTTTTCAAATTAGACCACATATTAATTTCTCGCATACGATCTCTTGCAACTAATTCCATATTTGCTTGTGCATAGATCTTTTCATCTAAATCTATTTTATAACATTCTAGTTTATATTCATCTGTTTCAGTTTCTAATTTCTTTTCTAACCATTTAATTTTTGCATCATTACGTCTGTAATCAAAAGATAATGACATTAAATTTTCTAAAAATACGTTTTGTTCTCTAACACATTGCCAGTATTTAGAAGATATAGTTGGATACTTTGCATCTTGTAATACTGAAATTCTAGCTTC